TGTCAAGCAAAATGTCCATGATTTTTTGCTCTGTTTGTGTCATTTTGCCTTCCCCTTCCTTTTAGCTCTGCAAATAGCACACTCACAAGGAGATGTCCACGCAGACCAACCGAAAAGCTGACACACGTTTGCAAATTTACGCGCCTGATGCATAACGATATAACGCCGTGGGTCCAAGAAACAATACCGATATTTTGCAATCTTATATCCGTTTGCCCTGAAGCGGTCATTTGAAGCTGTAAACGTAGCCATCTTTCCGTCCGATTTATGCCACTCAACATCGTGAATCATGGCAACAGGACCGAGTGTTGGGTGCAGATAAGAGATAACAGCACGTAACCATTCAGGGAAACTGTCAGAACCGATTCCGTTGTAAATCTTCTTCAAGTCCTCAATGGAATAACGTTTCAGCTTATTCGCACCATCAAGACCAGCCTCAACAGCCATCCGTCTCAGTTGTTTGACTTCGCTATATGTCATCTCTTTACCTCCTCATTAATCCGCAAAAAGGTCGTTCCAAGTAAGACCGAGACGGCTACCATCAGCAGTCAGCTCGATTATCTTTTGTCTGGCAACGTCAATCACTTCGTCAGGCACATTCTTACCTTTTGCCCAAGCAATCAGGTCAGTAGAAAGTTTGGTACGAGCCGCTTCTTTGAACTCGGCAACTGTGATATGCAGACCAAGTTCCGTCATCTGAGCTTCAAGTGTTTCGAGGTAGGTTTCAATACCAGCCTTAAATGCCTCAGCCGGAGTAGGTTGTCCGTCATCATGGATTTCACCGCCAAGAGACTGGAAGATAAACTCAGTCACCGGAGAAACAGTATCACCATTGGAGAGTTTCAGCTTCTTTGGAAGTTCGGTGTAGGTAACGCCTTCAAATGTATAAGTTTTCATATCATATCCTCCTTATGTGGAAAATTTATAGAAACGATTGTCAATGTGTTGGATGCAAGCTCTGAACTTTGTTGCGTCAGGTTTTGCTTCGATGAAATCCTTTAGTTGCTGAATTAAAACGGATGAAGAAGTAAAGAGGACACGAAGCTCACCGTCTTTTTCAAATTGGAGTGTCAGGCATTCGCGTTTCGGTTTCGGTACGTCAGGTTCTTCGCTCTTCCTGTCCTCCTTAACATCCTCGAAATCAATGACTTCTACCTGCTCCTCTTCATCTTCTTTCTTCGCTTTCTTGCGTTTATTGTCCTGAAATTTGGATTCCGTAAATGTCCAGCCAGTGAAAACAAGAGGCAAGTTCACAATTTCACTTATCTTTGTTTTACGCCCTTCAAGAACCGTTCTATTTGGAGCAAAATCAGCAATACAAGGAATATCTTCTAACCGCATAGCGCAACCTGTAAATCGTTAAATTGTTCAATCTTACAACCGATATGTCTAACCCAGAAATTCTCACCGGATTTTACACGCTTGAAGTAACCCCATTGAGAGGACAGACTTCTTGCACGATGATGAGTTGGGTGGAGGTGGAATTTACGAGCATTACGTCTGACGTGTTTTTCGATTCTACGCCTGACAATCACTCGTTTTCTTTGCACAACGTAGCCCATCAAATCAATACCAAAACGCTCGATTGGAAATATCTGCTCCGACTTCTTGATTGTCAGATGCAATTCAGCGGCTTTGGCGTGAATCATATCTTTCAATCCGTGAAGCCTGTCTTTGGAATCGCAGAACGCCACAATATCATCATTGTATCTGTAATAATCAAAGTGGTTGTCTTTCACCATCCTGTCCAATGTACTGAGGTAGAAATTGGCAAAGATAGGAGAAAGCAGATTACCGATGGGCAACCCTACTTTGAGTGGGCAGTTATCAATAATGTTGTAAAGTAGAGCCAATGCACGTTTGTCTTTGATTTTACGAGCCAAAGCCTTCTTCAGCAACTCATGGTCGATAGAGGCATAGAACTGCTTCATGTCAAGTTTATACACGAAAATTGGTCTGTCTCCGTAGCTCTTTATCTTCCTGAACATTCTACGGATTCCCTTGTGCATTGATTTTCCGGGAATACCTGCATAAGTATCGTCAATCAGGCTTTTATTCAGCAGATAGCCAAGCGTCATTCCGATTGCACACTGAACAACAAGGCTACCAAAGTTTGAAGAATACCAAATCTCGCGCATTTTGCCACACTCAGGTCGGAACATGTGCTTATAGTGACCCATAGTCCACGTCTGAGCTTTAAGCCGGAAACATAATGACAGGAGATTAAGCACCAAGTTCTTTTCAAACCTGATTACTCTTCTCATGTGTCTCTTATCGCTGTTTGCTTTCAGCTTCTTATACGCAAGGTACATAACACGGTAAGAAGTAAGTAATGGGAAAATGTCGTGAATACGTTTCATATGAACACCTCAGTCTGCATTTTTAACCGAGAGCTTTCAGCTTTATCATACGATAATTTACTAACTCCTATTCGGTCCATTATGCCACCTACTGTCCGGTGATGGGAATATACTGTGTCATTTCTACTTCTCTTAGAGTTGTAGAGAAATGCAGAGAGCCGCGCCCCAATGTTGTCGTTCGCATTACCGACAGCGTTATTCACGTTCACGTAACCGAGACCGTCGTTGGAGTTGTTATTCGCGTTACCGCCACGGATGCCAGCACGAGGAAAGCCTACCACAATATACCCCACCTTAGTACATTTTATACTAAGATTAAAAACTATGCAAATGAGCCGGGCGAGGATGGGGGCTATCGTTACGGTCGGCATAAAGCCTCCCTGCCACTTACCGCCCCTCGTCCTCGTGTCCGTCTCTACGTTCATCGTTCACTCGTTTTCGTTTTAGTTACCGTTTACCGTTCCCTTCTCCGCATTGGTGTTATGCAGAGAGCCGCGCCCCAATGGTGTCGATCGCACTACCGACAGCGTAATTCACGCCCACGAAACCGAGACCGCCGGTGGAGGTGTGAGGCGCGTTACCGCCACGGAGGCCAGCACGAGGACTTGCAGTTGTAGAATTATAGAAATAATCCTGCATTACATTTGTACCTGTACTGGTGGGCAAGAAGGTCTCCATGTTCCACGTAGTGACCCAGTTTGAAGTCGCGGGCCATGCGAAGCTAACCCAATCAATAGCGGCATTACCTTCAGAAGCGGCACGAGAAGTACCAGCCTCACTAATGGGAACCTTGAGAAGTTCTTTGTAGCGGTTCGTACTTGTTGTGCGGAAGTAACCAATGTTATCACCAGTGCAAATCGGGAGGAGACCAGCGAGGTTCTGCCAAATGCTACCCCACGGATTCTCAACGAAGTATTTGCAAGCTGTAACACGGTTGGCGTAAGCCGCACCTGCATTGACACTGGAAATCGTAAGGGTGGATTCAGTTGTGCAAGCAGAATCCGTATAAAGTTTGGTGGAAGTGGTTGGCATACCGTCAGAGGCTTTGGTGTAAACATAAGCCCAATTCGGGTTTGCACCGCTTCTCCAACGATTGCAAGTAATGCTACGCTTTCCAGTTGTCTGGTCAGTAACAACGGTGCAACCAGCCGCATCAGAGTTCCACTGAGTAGTAACACCACCCTCAGTAGTCTTAATCCAGCTACCGTTCCACATAGCTTCCATGTCAGCATCACGGCTGTCTGCGTAAGTGGAACCACCGTAGAAGTTTTCGGTTTCATTGGTATAACCACAAGCACGAGGGTAGAAGCTACCCCAAGATGTAGTGCTTGCCCAGCCGAAACCGAGAGAACCCTTAGTGGTGTCCTGTGTATGAACAGTGAGCTTCTGGCACACAAACAGATGGAAAAGCCACTCATAATGCAGTTCGTTACAAACAGAACCACCATTGGCAATAGCACGATTCAGGAAACTGTCAGCAGTATCAGCATCACTACCGACAGGACCAAGTTTAAGGCTGACGGTAGGATAGATGTAGGCTGTACTCTTGGAGCTGATAGAACGTAGCTTCTTTGTTCCATTGTCAGTAATGGTAGAAGCCTGATAGTAGCCCATGTACTGAGGACGAACGGTAGCACCATCCGGGGAAACCTTGAACGAATCGTGAACAACCGCAACATGTTCAACGTTATTGCTGTCCGTGAATGTGAAGGGGTAACGAGACATGAGGATGCAGTTACGCGGTGTGGTATCGTTCTGAGGAGTAAGCTGGATGCTCAGGAAGTAGCTGGGCATGAACTCCGTCATAACATCACCGTCAGTACCGTCAAGAACAGCATCACCGCCGTCAAGTTTCTTGTTCAGGTTCTCAGGATTCAGGTAATAGTTGATATGGCGAGTAGAAAGGTTGTCCATAACGCAAACACGACGCTCATGGCAAGCCATCTTGGAGGCGTCAAGCGCATCAACCTTACTAATAACGTTATTGGAAAGCACAATCGGAATATAGTTCGCGGTAGCCTGAGTAAGACCCTGAGCATAACCGTAAACGTAATTGGCGGCTTCGGTAGTGCCGTCTTTCTTGATTGTGCCGTATGTGCGTGGGTCAAGATGTTTTTCAGCACCGTCACCGTCAATAATCGTAACGTTAGCACCAACCTTAACACCATCCATAAGTCCGATAGGTTCAGCACTTGTGGCATCAGTGAAATCAAGAACGGCGTTGGCAAGAGCAAGCGAACCAGTGCCGGAGATATTCATTGGCTTCACAGTACATTCAACCATCGAGAATGTGGCATTGATTGTCATATCCCCTTCAACGGTAGTAACATCCTGACCGTTACCGACAAACATCTTATTGATGGTGATAACAGCTTCATCCGTTTCAAGCAGGTGTCCGTTCAGAGAAGCATCAACGGAGATATATTCTTTGGCGTCAGTGGTCATGCCGTAGTAAATGGAGCCGTTAGCTGTACCTGTGGCAGTGCGAACAACATAACCTGCAACATGGTCTTCGATGCTGATGAGGCACAGACCGTTATGGAAACGGATTGTGCAGTTATTCACAGAGTTCGGTTCAAGAGCGTCAACAAGAACAACATTGGTGTCTGTCTGAATGTAACCAGTATCAGTCACGTAGATTTCAGCATGACCTTCCATACCGAACTGACCGGAAGGAATGGTCTCGGTAAACAGCTTCTTCGCGCCAGTAGTAGCCTGAATCTTGTAAGCGTAACCAGCCTGAAGCGTAACGGAAGAACCAGTCACATTCACAACATCACGATACCGAGGAACACTGATTGTAGAACCGGAAGTAAGTGTAATGTCGAAACCGGGTGTGAGGGAATTTTGTTTGGTGTTGATTTCAGTATTCAGACCTTCCGCAACCTGACTGACCGCATAAGGAGTGATAGCCTTGACCTCGGAACTCATATCACTGGAAGAGGCATTATTGACAAGAGCAACAATACCTTTATCTGCTGTGCTGGCGTCCTTAACAGAAATCACACCATCAGCCGCGTCAATGTTAGTACCGATTTTAACCACGCCCTTCTGAGAAGCAGAGGCATTTGCAATCTGAGCCTTTCCAGTCGAAGAGTTGATGCTGAGACCAACCGTACTGTTATCAAGAACAGCCTCAGCATAATTTCTAACTGCGGTAAGGGTTGTGGCGTATTTGCTTGCGGAATCCGTACTCCAATAAGACCCCGGAGGGAGGTTGTTTGCATCAAAAGCAATCAGCAGGGTAACAAGACCCTTCTGACCCTGTGTCGCGTCATTTACAGAGATAACACCAGCAGAACTTACATTGATGTTAGTGCCGATTTTAACAGCACCACGAACAGAAGCACTTGCAGTAACAACACTGATAAGACCAGTTGCATCAATGCTAATGCCAGTGTCAGTAGAAGTACCAGTCTTAACCACACCAAGCGAGGAAGATGTAGCCTTGGCAACAGAAATAGTACCGCTGGCGTTAGTGATGTTATCGCCAATCTTCACAACACCAAAGACGTTACTCGCGGCAACAGGAACAGAAATAGTGCCATTCGTTACGGTGATGTTGTTGCCAATCTGAACAACGCCCTTGGAGGAAGTTGTAGCATCAAGACCGCCAATGGTAGTGCCGGACAGATACAGACCAGTACCGTCCTCAACACTGATACCTGCATCATACAGGTCGTTTTCAGACCAAGCAGAACCATCGTAAGTAAGGGTGATGAATCTCTTGGAATCAGCGTTGTAATACAGTGCGCCATTTGCAGGGGTGTAACTGGAAACAGTAGAACCAGTAGCACTCAGAACGTAAATGAGACCA